TTATCTCCAAAAATAGGTTAGTAAACAATCATAAACTTTTTACTCTCTTTATAAAGGATAACATATTTTACAACAAAATGCAAGAAAATAATCGGTAAAACATAAAAATAGTGAAAATACTCATAACTCTATACATATAAACAACATACATTTACTACACCATGTAGTAATAAGACTAAATCTGTGCAAAATCCGAGACATTCTCAAGTTTTCTCTTGACAACTGTAATTATCGTGGTACAATCTACTACAGTTGTAAAACTACGATGCGACGTACTACTACAAGAAGTAGTAAAGAATATTATGAAACACAAGAACGAAAAATTAAGAAAAGAAAGACGTGCTTGGCTCTTGAATTACAAAGCTAAATCAAAGTGTGTTGTTTGTGGTGAAGATAATCCTGCCTGTTTGGATTTTCATCATAAGAATCCAAAAGAGAAAGATATTCTTATTGGCAGGGCATCTGCTTATTCACTTGATAGAATTAAAGCTGAAGTAAAGAAGTGTGTTATAATATGTGCTAATTGTCATAGAAAACTACACTTTGCAGACGGTAAGTATGGAAAGCACGCAACGTAGTACTACAGACCATAGTGGTTGCTATTTTACAAGTGAATAAAAAAAGCCCGACGCAATGGCCGAGCTTTGATTCGGTGAATGTGTTGTAGTAGTCTGTACCAGCCCAATACAACTGGACAAGCACTTAATTGGCTTGGACAAATAGACCGTTTACAAAGTGACGTCACTCCCAAAACCATCGAAGGGGGGCAGGTAGGTCGCAGAGAAAAGAGAAGTAAGAAGGGTGGTATGCTGTTAGAGAACTATTTATAAAAGTACGAAGTGAAAAAGGTATAGTCCTATAATACTTTGAATGGATGACAAATGACAATAAGAAAGTGGTTTTTGTTGAACAATCCAAACTATCAAATACTGCCCCATTTAGGGTGGACGACAGAGATATATCAAATGGCAGAAGATCGTACCTGGAAGAAAACCAGATGGTGTTATAACTGGGGTATGTCATTTAACTGGATAAGTCTATCAATTGGATTTAGACTTTCTGGGTATCTTTCAAAATCTGACAATAAAAAGATATAATCCTATAATACTTTGAGTAGATTGAAGACGGTAATGAAAACAACATAAATTAGGAGACAAAAAATGAGTCCGTATGAAGTTAAACTTTTAGTACACATTGATAGTTGTACTGATCCTATACCATTTAAGAGAACACAGCTTTTACAAGATACTATACTTGATTTCTATAAAAGAGGTCTTATTACCGTTTCAGTAATTAACTTGGTGGCTGGGCACAATGATCGTTGGAAAACTACAAAACTTGGCCGAGCAGTTTGTGCTAAGTTTTATGCTGTAGCAGTTGCCATAGTTGAATAATGTGCTTTAACTTTGATGATAACATACATTTATCCGAATGGGAAGAGGCAGTCGCAGCCGCCAAAACTGATGACACCTCTTCCATCTTTTTGTGTAATCACGATGGGAGGCCAGCCAAAAGGTTCTGTCCTGCGGCAATGCCTCTCTATTTTATGCCTTGCCACGTAGAGGCAATATGTTCTAATACTCTGACGTAGGTTCAAACCAATGGCAAGGATTGATAGCAACTTTTATCTTGGAGACACGAAAATGGAATGGATTAATGTTGATGACAGTTTGCCGAATGGTGATTGGAATTGCAATCATACACACCTTACCGAAGAGGTTTTGGTGGCAAATTCTGCTGGTATTGATATTGGATATTTCAATAAGCATAATGGATTGTGGTATGTTGGTGAACCTGCAAAGGAAAATTGGATAGACAAAGTTACTCACTGGATGCCATTACCAATTAATCCACATGAGGTAATTAAGTAAATGTGTAGAACAGATTATCAAGTAGAAGATATTCCAGGTTTTAGGGCAGTAGTAAGATTAGGCAGTATTCCTGAATATATAACAGTATCTAATTTATTCTTGCAACAAATAGAAGAAGAATTTGAAAGAAAAAAACTTAATAACAGGTTGGATAAACTTAGATAATGGCTAAAAAGAAAACAGCTAAGACAAAGAAAAGTAAGAAAGAGCAGGTAGATGTTAAGCCTGTTAAGTGGCAAGCAGGAGATGAAAGGATGCCACAGGGCCATTGGACTTCTTTATACAGACCCGAATATGATGGTATCGCTTCCCGTTTAATTGGTTCTGAGTTTACTGAAAACGATTTAGCCCATACATTTGACGTACCGGCGTCTGCAATAAAAGGGTGGAAACGCTCTTTTCCGAGTTTTAGGAAAGCGTGTAATGATGGTAAGAGGGGGCAGTTGAAGAGGTTAGCGGCAAGCGGGATGAAAGAGGCTTGTGGGTATGACTGGATGGCTACAAAGGTTAAGACCGAGTATGATGCTAAGGGGAATATAATTAAGAGTGAAAAGCAAGATATACCAATGCACCAGGCTGGTAACGCTACGTTAGCCACGTTTATGATGTGTAACTTATCAAACCAACTGAAGTTGAACGATGACGAAGCGTTTAAGAGTAAACAGAAGGTTGAGGTTGAAAACAAGAACTTGAACCTTAATATCACTGCCGAATTGGTTGGTGAACAAATTGATAGATTAGCGGGTAAATTGCTAACTGGTGTTGGCAATAAACAAATTGAAGCTGAGGTAGTTGAGGAGACAAAATAATGAATGAAGGTTGGTTGTGTCCAAGATGTGGAAAAGTTAATGCACCAGATGTTAAAGAGTGTGGTTGTGGTAAAGATGTAAAACCACTTGATATTGAAAAAATGAAAAAATGGTTTGATAATCCCAAAGACATTCCAAAATATCCAATCTATTATCCTGATATGGCATATAGACCGCCACGTTGGTGTGATTGGTACACTACTTGTTAATAGATGAACGCTGAACAGTATATAAAGATAAGCAAAGACATTGATACATTCCTTGCGGCTATACCAAATAACGCACAGGATAACATTGTCTTTAGGAAAGACCTGCATGGGTTTCTATGTACTGATAAGAAAGCGACAGCAAACTATTTGGCCATGTCGTTTTTAGACCCTGTTATCTTCTTCAACAGTTCTTTGTGGACATTTAACAGTCAGCTAAAACACAAACACCTTACGTTCATCTTGTGGCCTCATCAAGAGGTAGGAGTAAGAAGTGTAAAAGATGCAATTGAAATTGGCCAGGATAGATTCTTTAAGAAGTCAAGAAAACAGGGAGCAACATATATAAATCTTGGTGTGTTGTTGTTGTACTTTTTGGTTAGCTCAGATGAGCGTTTCTTACTTGGTTCTCGAAAAGAGTCTTTGGTTGATGACGGCTCAGAAATAAAGGACGGCAGGGTATTAGGTTCTGAAGAAACACTGTTCTACAAACTTCTATACATGTTGAGTACGTTGCCAAAATACCTTCAGCCTCCAGTTTATAAAAAACACCTATTCATGCAGAGTTTGGTTAATGGTTCTGCGTTCAAAGGCGAGGCAACTAACTTAGGTTTTGGAAAGGCATTTAGAAGTCGTGTGGCACTTGTTGACGAAGCCGCACAGATTGACCCAAAGGAAGCATCATATATTATAGAGAACTTGGCTGATACCGCCCCAACTAATGTGTTTAACAGTACAGTCGGCCCTTGGGGTGGGTCTCACCCATATAGCAAGCTAATGGTTGAACATCCCGACAAGGTAATAGAGCTCAGTTTTTATGATTGTCCAGAACAGGGTGCAGGTAGATATACCAGTCCTGAAGACGGAAAGGTGGTTATAAAAGATGTTGAATACTATCGCAAAACATATCCTGTGGTGTTTGATAGTGTTACCCCTAATGTTGCTTATAATCTTGCTGACCTACCCAAATGTTTCCCTTTCATTGCTGATGGTAATATTAGTAACTTTGGCTGTGATCGTACGGCCTGGCTCGATAACTTCGAGAGAGACAAAGCAATTACGCCAAGAGGTAAAGCACAGAACCTCCTGATGATTGACAGCGGATCAACAGACATGTTCTTCCAGTTCGGTCTGTTGGAGAAGTTAAGGGACAAAACCCGTAAACCTTATTACAATGGAAACATTGGTTATACCCTTGATGACAACGGCTACATCTATGACTCATGGTTTGAAAATAGTGGTGACAACGG